TAGATTTTACAATGTAAGTCTCATTAATTAAAGGGTTTTGTGTAGCCACACCATTAATCGTTGTTGTACCAAACATTGTTTGTGCATCTGTTGATGTAACATTATCTACGCCAAAAAATTTAAATACGTTTACTGTTGCCATTATTCTAGAAAGAAGCTTTTAGCTTCTACCTCTTGTTTAATTTCATCTTGAAACGTTGTGTTAAGTTTATTAATTACGTTATCTAAATCTCTAACTAATGACTGAAACGTTCTTTGTTCGTATTCTTTACTGGCTCTAGTTAATGATTGTACTATCTTTGCCATTAACTGCTCCCTGAAAAACTTGTTGGGTCTGCTGAATATTCTTCAAAAGTATCTGCTCCATCATATCTGTTACCATCGGCACCTGCTCCTGATCCACCAAAGTAATCATCTAATACAGAACGTTCATTAGCCGCCATGTTATCCATTTGTTTTTGATTAGCTGCTTCTAAAGCTTCTTTCTCTTTGTTTAATCTTTGTAGTAACCCCGCAGTGTGTACTCCAGCTTTTCTGTTGTTTATTTTATCTATTCTTGCTTGCAGTGCTGAACCTATACCTTTACCAAAAGCAGAAGATATATTATATCCTTGCATCATACTGTCTACTAAATTCCCTTCTTCATCTAAATATTGCATTGGACTATTGCCTTGATTACCGTAAAAATTTGCTGTTATTCTTTCAGGATCTGTTGGTCCTCGACCCGACATATCAAAACCAAATTTACCACCAGCTCCTGCTCCTAATATCATTGACAGTATTCCTCCACCAGGAATCATACCACCAAGCATTGCACCACCTTGTGAACCCATTTGTGAAGCCATAGCTCTAAGTCCATAGTTGCCTACTTTTCCTGCTAAATCTTTAGCTCTTTGTCCTAATGAAGTATTGTATACTTGTCCGTCTTTACCAAACTCATCATACACATTAGGTTGCATATTTGTGTTAGGCCCTATTTCAAACAAGTTATCTTTTTGATTAAAGTTACCTATAGGCATAGTAGCACCCATAGAGTCACCCCCTTGATTAGGTGTTCCATACATAGAATTGTTTCCGTACTGACTTGTTATACCTGTGTCGTAGTTAGAAGGATTAAAAGTTATAGCTGGTTTATCTAAACCAATACCTTGAAGAAATCTGTCTTGACTGTAAAATTGATTACCGGCATCATACCGATCTTTATCTACACCTATGTAATTAGCTCCGTAATTTATTGCCATTATCTTCTACCGTCCGGTTGTATATCTAATCTAAATGTACCTAACTTCCAGTCTTGTGAAGTGGCCGTATTAGATATCTTTATTGATACAGCTCTTGCTCTGGCTCTAGTGTCTACCTTATCAGTAGTAGTTGTAACTGTAAAGGGACCTAATGATGAGCCTGCTGCTGCATCGTTAGGATAATTTCTTAATAATAATGTAATTGTAGTGTTGCCTGTTTGAGATATAAAGTCAGGTATAATTCTTCTTATCTTCATTAAAAATTCACCGTCACCTCTAAGGTCTGGCATACCAATGGTTTGTCCTGATGCAGTTCTTTTTTGTGTAATGTCAAAATCTCCAGATGTAATCTCTGCTAAAATAGCTGTTACATCACCACCCGCTTTAACTTGATCGGTCCCCGTTTCCTGTTCATAGTATATAGAACAACCATCCGTGTTGCCTACTACATCAGAAGCTGTGCCGTCAGGATCGTATTCTGTTGCGTGTGGTTTATCAAATACTGCAGAGTCTGCCCATGCTGTTCTTGATAATGTGCCTGTTGTCCAGATAGCTTGTTTAGGACTAGCTCTACTATAAGACTCAATGTAATTGTATGACACCATGTTATTAATAGCTAAAGAAGTACCTGATGGATAAAACCATATTACTTCACCAAACAAGTTGTTTAGTCCAACGTTAATTAAATCTCTAGGTGTAGAGTTTAGATTATCATAAACAAAGTCTTCTACTAGACAGTCCATAGATTCTATCTGACCATCGTATTTAAAGAAACCATTCTCAGACATCCAGTACGCTGTACCATCTACCTCTACGCATGCATTCTTACCTATCAATCCACAGTTACTTCCTATCTGTTGGAAAGAGAAAGTAAACGGTGCACCTACAAAGGTCATTAAAAATAATGCTGTGTCGGTCCATACATAGATAGAATCCCTACCTCGTATAGCCCCCATAATTTTAGAACCTGCGGCAAGTCTCTGTGTACCTGCTGTGTTTTCTGAAGTTACGGTGTAAGCTTCTGTACCATCAATATTTTCCTGATCAGAGAATCTAATAAACATAGCGTCTTGTGATGATTGACTACCTACTGTAGTCTCAGTTCCAAAGAATACTAAGTGTCGATCTGGTGTAGATACTAATACGTGTCGTGATGCTGTGGGTGCGTTTGCTATTATGGTTGCTCTATTTGATGTTGCATTTGTTGCAGCTGAGTCCCATTCAAAACATCTATCGTTACATATAAGTGCAATAAGTTTTGTACCAAAGTTATCTAATACCCATAGTCCAGGGTCAATTGTAAAGTCGGCAGAAGAAGCATCACCCCATGCAACAAAGTCAGAAATATTTGTAACGGTTACACCACCACTATGGGCAGCTTTTGTTGTACCGTTAACTTCTCTTGCCCCACCGCTTAATATGTTTGTAGTTGTGTTGTTATTTGTATAACTAATGTCTTCTGTACCAATTCTAATTTCACCTGTAGCAGGAAACTGAGATGTGTTGGTTAAAGGAATATCAGTTACAGCATCATTAATACTAGAAGCTAAAGTTGTTGTAGCTGGACCGTTAGCAGTACCACTCCATAGTCCTGTACCCCAACCAAAGCCACCAACTTGTTGTGCTGGCCCTACAGTATAGTAACAAAGAACTTTAGCAGATCCTGTTGCACTTAATGGTGTGCCTGATTCTGTACTGACTGCTGTAATTGTAAAAGTTGTAGTTGTTGGTACTGAGATGACCATATATTTAACATCATCAAATGTGGCATTAGTATAAGTTGATGATCCCGTTACTCCGGTAACATCTTCAAATAAAACAATATCGTCCTCACTTAAACCATGAGCAGTTCCACAATTTACGGTAACTGTTTTTGTTGATGATTGACTTGAAAAAGTTGCACCTGTTACAGTCTGTCTTATAGGGTGAATGTCGTAGTATGTGCCGCCTGAGTAGGCATATAAAATTCTGTTTGTTCCAATAGCAGCGTATTTGATACCTGCGTTATCGTCAAAATGATGTACTGCTCTAGCAGCACCTGCTAAGTTAGTTGCACCAAGCTGTGACCAACCACCTATTTTTTCTGGTGATCCGTATCTAAACCTTACGTTATCTCCCCCGGTCCATTGTCCCTCGGCCCCGGTTGAAGTAACTTGTTTATTAAAGCCTGGCAAAAAGCCTAGTTTTTGTAACATAGAAATTCCTGTTTTATTTAGATTATATTAAATCGCGTTGTAGATCAACGAGTTTTGGGTATACCCAATAGAGGTCTTTTATCATACAAATTTGACTTTGCAAACTGTCCGTCAGCATGATTATAGTGAAGAAACACTTGTCCGCATAGCTTGCCTTCAAAAGGCTTACGCCAATGCTCTAAGTCACAGCCTGAATAGATAAGCATATCACCAGGTTTTAGATTAACTTCTACACCTAATGGTGCACCTGGTTTTACAATACCTTTGTATTCTTCAATGACATTATCTGCTCCCGTAGGGTCTAGATAAATAGGCCAGTGATCGCCACCTAAACATAGTGTTGTTGATATCTCACAACTAGGTCTATCTTTGTGTCTGTTTAAAATATTGCCTGTTCTATAGAGTCTTGTGTAAGAATAGGTAGGTACTAATTTAAGTCCTGTTTTTTTTTGCATAACATCAATAGTTTTAACTAGTAATGTTTCCATAAATCTATCTGCATATTTTGCATAGGATCCTGGCACTTGTATATCATGAAAGTTACCTACTAGTGGATTGCCTGTATGTGTAACGTAATTGCTAAGCATCCAGTTATCAGCTTCTGCAGATATTTGTAAATATCTGTAAGCAACATCTGCTAGCTCTTTAGATATAGCACCACGTAAAACTTGGTATTTATTTTTCTTAAAACTCATATTTGTATAAAATTAAAAGACACTGATATACGCCAGTTCTTTTCGCCTTTGTCTGTATTCATGTTTATATCTACACCGTGTGGTAACCATGATGGAAAGAATATCATTAACCCTTCTTTAGCTTCATAAGCGCATACTCTCCATAATTGTTCTGGTAGATTATCTAATCGCCTAGGCATGTGTGTATTAGGTCCTGGTCTAGGGTCTTCTAAAAAAATTTTTCCAGAATTTTTTGGCACTTTAATATAATATACACCTGACCATAATGAGTTAGGATGAGTATGTGTTTTGTTGTATGAATATGTAGGGCTAACATTGGCCCACATGTTACCTAGTCCTAGCTTAGGTTGCACACCATAGTCTTTATTGCACTCTTCTGCCATAGCAAATAATTCTTTTGTCAAAGGTTGAAATTCTTTTTTCTTATCCATATCTGTTTTACTATGCCAACCAAATCCAGAGTTTGTTTTATTCTCTCCTTTAGGGTCTGCTTTCTTCCAGGCTTTAATATGTTTTAATAAATATTTATTAAGTTCTTTAGCATTAGGTAAATTTTTAAAATACACAGGAGTTGGAAACAATGTCTTTCTATTTAGTTGACTCATTTTAATGGCGGTCCTCCAAACCACATTACCATAGATCTTCTTATACCCTTTTTAACAGGAGCTACTTTATGTCTTAAAAATGATGCAAAGAATATTGCTTGTCCTTGTTTCAAGGGTAGGGGTTCTTGTTTACCAGCGTCTGAAAATAATAAATCACCTCCAGTAAAATCTTTAGGGTCTGATAATAATAATGTCATAGATATTTTTCTAATAGGATTTTGACCGTCTTGACCAAAAGCATTTAAATCCATATGCCAATCATAAAAACCACCTTTAGGGTATTCTGTAAACTGTGCTGGTTCTGTAAGGGTTACACCATCAAAACCAAAATGATTTAGATTTACAATAGATAATTGATTTTCTATTTGCTTATACATCTCAGGCATTTTAGCAAAAGGTATCCAACTAATTGTTGTTACTCTTTTCTTTGTATCATGTGCACCTTTATCTCCTCCACCAACTAAAGCCTTTTCAGGTTGTTGCTGATGACCTGCATTTACAATCATCTGACATTGTTTTGGTGAAAATATAGGGTCTGTTGTTTGGGCAACATAAGATTGCCACCTTGGCATTCTTGGTATCATTCTAATTGTCCTGATGCTGTTCTTGAAGATACTGGATTGTAATCAACATCAACGTTACAAACTAAAGTTCTTCTCTTTTCTTTTGTAGAATTAAATGGATATACGCAGTGTCTCATGTCATAAGGAAAAACATAAAAGTCTCCTATCTTCATGTTAGGTGAATAATCTGTTTTAGAAAACTGACCATTAGCTGCACCTATAATTTGTAGTCTACCATTCATAGGTTTTGATTCTGCTGAATATTCAACACCTGTATCTTTGGGTAATTTTAAACACATTACAGAAGATAAACCTGTATAGAGTTTACCTTGATGGATATGCACAGGATTA